CTTCATCAGTCTCAATAGTAATATTTACACGGATCAGTTCGCGTCCAAGTTGGGCACAAGCTTGCTCAACAGAGAACGTTTTACCGTTGCCAGAAAGACCCGTAATGAACGTAGGATAGAAAAGACGGGATTGAATAATTTTGCGAATATCGCCAAAGTTACCAAAGCGGACGAAGGTATCATCTTTTTCAGGGATAAGATTTTGCTCCACAGAAGGAATAGCGGCAGGTGCTTTTACAACCTGCTCAAACTGCTCTCGTGCTTCTTGAATGGTCAGATTCCACTTACCACGACCAGTCTTGTAGGAATCAAGTTTCTTAGTAACAGTCTGATAATTGGAACCATTCATAGCACACCAAGCACGAATATCGGCGGCAGTCACGGACTCTCCATACACTGCTTGGAGAGAAGTGCGGATGTAGTCAGCGGAGATGGTCATGAAGTCGTTTGTTTCAACTGAAGTAATTATACAAGAAAAAAGGGGTGCCGAAGCACCCCAGTGGACAGTTGTAAAAGTGGATCACTTCCCTTCCAATTCTTCCAATTCCTTGATCAGTGCCTTCTTACTGTGACGCTTATCGAGCTCAACACCAAGCTCCCTACCATAAACTTCCAATTCATCTTTGGTGAGTTCTTCAAGAGCAACCTTTACTTCTTCTTCAGTCTCTTCAACTTCGAGTACTGGTGCTGGTGCTTCAACAACCTCTTCTACAACAGGTTCAGGAGCACGTACTGCCTCAACCTTAGGTGCAGGTGCTGGTGTTTTGCCCTTAAGTAAATCTTTAAATCTGCTCATTGGTCTATCAATAGTTTTCAATTATTTATTAAAAAAGGAGGTCTTAATGACCTCCCCGTAAATCACTTGTTTCTTTCCTCCCACCGCCTAACATAATCTTTGAAGATTCTTTGCTTTTCTTCTGGAGATTTATTAGCAAATTCTTGGCGGTACTTCGCCATCACCTCTTTATATGAGGGTGGTCTGCGAATAGAAGATTGTTTAGGTACTTCAAAACTTGTTTTACCCTGATCTGATACTGACTTATCAATAGCCTGACCATATGGTTTTGATGAGGTTCTTGCAGGAGTCATTGCATTAGATTTTCTCACATCACGCTCAACTCTTCTGGCAGCAGATGCTGCACTGGAAGGAGTAGGATCTTTTAATTTTTTCAATCTAGAAAGACCTGCTTCTGCGTCTTTCTGCATCCGATTGAGGTCATCAGCATTTCCAGCAACACCTGCTCTCTGGTCTTTAACAACTTTACTTGCTCTTTTACCAATAGCAGATGTACCTTTTTTACCACCCTTAATGAGACCAGTAGCCTTCGATAGTAACTTCTTACCAGCACCACTTCTTAAAGCTTTTGCACCCAATTTAACTAATGCACCAATACCCTCATTCATAACAATTTCTCTTTGCTCATCATTAAGATTTGCCATAATGTACATAGCATCTTCTTCACTATAACCTTCATCGAGAAGTTCACCTCTAACAATATCAAAGAGATCAGCAGATGCTGCAATACGCTGTCTCCTTTGTTGAACAGCACTAGCACCAGTAGTTGGTCTAGGTGCAGTTGGAACTACTCTTGGAGCATTAGGATTGAATGAAGTAGCAGCAGGTCTAGGTGCAGGTGCAGCAGTAGGTCTAGCAACAGCACTAGCACCAGCAGTTGGTCTAGGTGTGCCTGTTGGAGTTACTCTTGGAGCATTAGGATTGAATTTAGCGGTAGGAGTAGCAGCAGCGGGTCTAGCAAAAGCAGCAGCACCAGCAGTTGGTCTAGGTGTGCCTGTTGGAGTTACTCTTGGAGCATTAGGATTGAATTTAGCGGCAGGAGTAGCAGCCCTTCCAGCATTTGGATTATTTACCAAAGACTGGTTTCCAGCACCAAGTTTAGCAACTGCTGGACTCTGAACAGTAGGAGCACCAGCAGGCATACGACTTCTCATATCCTTCATCAAAGGATTATCAGTCTGTGCAGTTCCCCTAATTCTTGCTCTCTCCGCACTAGCAGCAGCAAGTTTTGGATTAGTGGCACGAAATGCCTTATCACCAAATGCTTTTGCAGCAGCAGGATCATCTTTTCTCAACCTAGCATACTCTCTATTGATTTCTGCCTTGCTCATCTGCTTATCACCAACCTTATAGGTTTTTGCAGGTGCGGGTGCAGGTGCGGGAGCAGCAGTAGATGTTGATGCTGCTGGTCGATTTCCGCCTACTGGTGGGTTAGTTCTTACTGGTGGGTCAGTTCTTACTGGCGGATCGGTTTTTTGGTCTTTTGCGTTTGCAACCGCTCTTTCCGCTTGTTGTTTTCTGAATATCTCTAAACCTTTGTCAAGGTCTCCACCACCAAGTTGTCTTAAAGCTTTTTCACCTTGAACTCTCGTATTATACCTAGCATTGACCTCATCATCAGCTGATGGGGTAGGGTCAAACATTGAAGATTTTTCAGGATTAGCTTTCCTATATGCAATTCTCTCCGCTTCTCTTGCGGCTCCACCACCAGCCTGTTGAATCAAACGATCTCTTTCAATACGAGCACGTTCTTTCTCTTTCTCTCTCCGCTGTCTCTCTGCCGCACTTGGAATATTAGAACCCTCCTCAGTATCAAACTCTCTAAGAAGGTTCAATTCTTCATCAAGTTGCTCAACTTCTGGTTGAGCATAAACCTGATGGAGGGCTTCCATCATATTCTGAGCGTCTTTACCTGTAATTCTATCCATTTATCAGTTCTCCGTGATTAACTCAAACCACTGCTCACTCATACCATTAATAATAGAATCTGCGGAATCTACATCATTGGCGTAACCTTCCTCAATGAGGTGTGCTACGACCTTTTCATAGATTTCTTTTGTTTCTTTTAATTTCTTTGGGGAAGGTTTCATCGCTAGACAGTTTTTCTATATTCTTATTTATCAAGCAATAAGTTCTACAAATTCCCCAAGAACTTTCTTATTCATTTTCTTACTACGGAGACTTTTCACAAAGGCACTTTTGATTTGAGTTTTAGTCGCAGATTCTGCAACTTCAAATTCAGTGTCTTGTGCAAGTGCATTAGCAGACAATCCAAAGTAAGTGGTATATCCAGAAGACTTAATCGAAAATGCTTTTTGCTTTCTCCAAGCAGTCATAGTTTTATCAAAAGTATCACCAACATATCCACAATAACGGCGAATGAATGCACCAGCATCGCGAGATTCAAGAACACGAATACCAATGAAATTAATATCCTTGAAATTGTCTTTCAGATTACGGAGAAGAACATCAGTGAACTCATACCATTCAACATCAAGAGAATAAGTGTTTCCAGTTTTACGATCACGAAGGAAACAATTATGTCCAATATGGCGAGTTCCCATATATGGTTCAGATTCCCAATGACGTTGAACTTCACAGTGATACTTGGGACCAGCAGCCTCACCATCAGTTAGAATCACACATTGAACTTTCTGCAACTTGTTTTCTTGTTTAAACTTGGGAAGAATTTGATGCAGAGAAACCAATGCTTCATTTAGAGGAGTTCCAGAAAGACTCATTCCAATGGGAGTTTTAATATGAGTGTAATGATTAAAAGAATATGCGATACGGAAAATATTCTTCATTTGGTTTTCCAGTGTCTTAATATTCACTTTACTGGTGAAAAGATTCATCATAGAAAACCATTCAGGAACCTGAACTAGGCAATCACGCTTTTTGTAAGCATACTCACGAAAAGTTGCTTTACCGTCTTCATCATAAGAGAACAGAGGATATTCACCAGTGAATGCATAAACATCAAAAGGAATATTAGTTTTCTTACAGAACCAAATCAGATTAAAGAGTTGCTTCACAGTATCAAGCATTACTCGCCCCATTGAACCACTCCAATCCAGAACGAATACAAGACCGTGATTCTTACCGTCAGCAAGAGTAGTTACTTTTTTGAAGAGATCTTCGTTGTACTTATAGGTATGAAGTTTAGTGCAGTCCAGAACACCAGTGCGAGCAGTAGTAGCACGAGCATAAGAGTCTGCT